ATGACATCCGATCCGCCATCGCCATGCGCGACCCGCGTGGCAACGTGGACGCGCAACACCGGGTCGTGTCCCGGATGCTCGGCGAGCACGGCGTGATCGGCAACGCCGCCCAGGAGGCGTGGATCGCGCTCGCCCGCAATTGGGCCCGCACCGGCAACGGTGCCTACGAGACGCTCGCGGAAATGCTCGCAAGCATGGTCGAGGTACGCGACCCTGCGGCGGTGCTCATGTACCGGATCAGGAGGCTGGCCGCATGACCGCCCATACCGCGTTGATCGCCGAGATCACCAAGTTCCTCGAGTCGAGCCAAAAGCACCTCCCGACGGTGGTGGCGCACTACCTCGGCGAGTTGCTTGCCATTGATCGGACGAGCACCGAGATCATTCAGCGCCAAGCACAGGAAATCAGCGACCTTCGGGCGCTTCTGTACGGCAACCCTGACGCGAGGCACGAACGCATCCAAAGCGGCGAGTTCGTCAGGCCGCCGCAAGTGTTCCGCCAAGGCGGATGGGAGGACGCATGAAACGAACGAATATCGTTACTCGGCTTCGCAATCAGATTAGTTTGAGTGCAAAAACTGCCCTGCTTGCCGAGACAAAGAAGTTGCTCGACGAAATCGAAGTACTTCGCGCCGAGCGCGACGAGGCACGGCGTGAAGTGTGCCAGTTGAAGTCTTGGAACTTCAGTCGCTCAATCGACGCACCGGACTACGCCTTGTTGCGAAAGTGGGACTGTTTCAAGGATCACATATGACCGACTCACGATCCAAGGGCAAGCGGGCGGAGCTCCAGGCGGCCGAGGCAGTCGGCACAGTGCTCGGCGTCAAGTTCCACCGGACGCAGCAGTACAACGGCCTCGGCAACGGCGACATTGAGCCGATGAACGTGCGTACGCCGCTGCATTTCGAGGTCAAGCACTATAAGGCCGGGCTGACGTGGTGGGTCAAACGGAGCGCCGAGACCGGGATGCTCGTCGCGGGAGAGTTGTGCTATTGCCGCCTCGACCATCTTCCCGGGATCATGCGGAGGAACTACCTCGCGTTTAAGAGCGTGACGTGCGGCTACGCGGAACGATGGGTGCAACAAGCCGTGCGCGACTCGAAGTACGGCCAAATTCCCGTGGTCGTCTGCAGGCAAGACCACTCGCCCTGGCTTGTCGTATGGCGAAGGACGGACACCGAGAAGCTCATCGACGCGCTCAACGGGATCAGGGATGCACCGGTACAGGTTTAACGGCGGGCTCGGGAAGCCGGTCAACGTGGCGCACCTGAAGCGGTCACGCGGTGGATCATGGACGCGCAAGGCCAAGCAGCACAAGGCGAACAACGTGCAATGCGTCCGGTGCGGAGCAATTGCGAACCTCGAAGCGGATCACATCGTGCCGCTGCACAGGGGCGGAACCAACGACGCATCCAACATTCAGTCGCTGTGCGTTGAGTGCCATCGGGAAAAGACTGCACGGGAGGCAATGGACAGACGATGAAATCGACCCCCCCTTCACCCCCGAGGGGGGTCAAATCCAAGGGGCACCGCGTGGTGGGGACCACCAAAACCGACACTCGGCGTAACCATCGGCGGAAGCCGTGTTTATGCGCCGACCAAGCGGACGCCTACGCGAAATCGGTCGTTTCCGGCGACCTCGTCGCGAACGCACGGGTGCGGGATGCGTGTCGGCGCTACCTCGCCGAGCGGGCGGACCCATCGGCTCACGCAGTCTGGTGGGATGACGGGAGAGCGGAGCAGGCGAGAGCGTTCGCCCTGAAATGCGGGCAAGGGGCCGAGGCGGGAGCAGGGCAGCCGCTCGTCTGGATGCCGTGGCAGTGCATGGTGGCAATGGTGCTCCTCGCCAGGCGGCGAGTCATCGACGGATGCCGGTCGGATACCCCGGCGACGAAGGCGCTGTTGCTGTCGGTCGCCCGCGGCAACGGCAAGACGGAGTTCGCGGCAAGCCTGCTGATGGCGGCGATGGCCGATCCCTCGACGCGCCTGGAGTTCTCGTCGGTGGCGCCCGACGGCAGGCTTGCCCAAAAGACGTTCGAGCGGATGCAGATGATGGCGGAGACCCTCGGCACGGCCGAGTGGAAGGCGACGGGCGGTTCGACGCCGGCGCATCCGGGCCGCGTGAAGCACGGGGGAAACAAATACATCTCCCTACCCTGCACGGACAAGGCGCTCGACGGCCTCACGACCCGGATGGTCATCGCCGACGAAGTGGCCCGCATGGAGAAGGCGTTCGGGAGGCTCCTGACGGGCCTCGCCAAGTTCCCGACATCGCAGCTCCTCGCGATTACGACGCCGGACCCGGAGCAGAAAACCCGGCCCATTTGGGGCTACTGGGACGCCCTTGAGCGGGCCATCGCCGAGGGCGTCCCGTACCCCGCCGGGTGGTGGCCGATGCTCTACGGGCTCGAGCAGGATGACCAGGCGTCGGACCCGGCGACGTGGCCGAAGGCGCACCCGGCGCTCGGCACGATCATCGACCCGACGCAGTTGGAGATTTCGGCCCGGACGATGCTCGAATCCGGCGACCCGGCGCAAATCGCCGAGTTCGAGACGCAGCTCGCTTGCCGGTATCACGAACTTGCCACCACGGACATCGACCTCGGGGTGCTTGAACGGCAGATGGAGCCTGCCGATTGGGATCGCCTGCGGCAGCAGCCAGGCGTCATTGGGCTTGACCTGTCGCGTGGCGGCTACGGCTCGCAGCTCGACCTCACGACCCTGTGCCTGATGGTCGTGGACGGCGACAAGATCCGGGCCCGGAACGTCTCATGGTGGGCCGGAACGGACATCGGCCGCGACGAGAAGCGGTGCAAGAACCCGCTCGGCGCATGGGTCGAGCAGGGCCACCTCCGCCGGATGCCTGGGGAATGGCACGACATGGCGGTGGTCGAGGCCGAAATTGAATCGCTCATGGCCCGCTATGCAATCCGCAAGATCGGCGTCGATCCGCACCCGAGCCAAGCCAAGGACATCAAGCGGTGGCAGGACAAGGGGTGGCCGATCGTCCCGATCGACCAGTCGATCCGCACGATGGCCCCGGCGTGGAAGCTCTGGGGCGACCTCCTGAAGTCGCGGCAGCTCGTCTACGAGCCTGACCCGGTCCTTCGGTCGGCGCTGAACGCCGTGCGGCTGATTGCCGACAACGTGGGCAACGTGCGGCCGGTGAAGGGCCGCTCGGCAGGCAATACCGACGCGGTGGTCGCCGGGAACATGGCGGCGCTGCTCATGGAGCACCATCAAGTCCGGACGCACAGCGGGCTGTCAGCGAGCGCCTGCCCCATCGGATAGTCCGTGTTTGCCGGATTTGCTCTTGACGAGTCGGGGCACTTGTGTTCTATGCGACCGTGGGCTTCTTTGCACGGTTCTTCGGGTTCAAGTCGGGCGTCGCGATCTACACGCGACCCGAGCCCATCGTCACGTCGCCTGCCGACGCAATTCCGGCGGTGGTCCGGGCGACGAACCTGATCTCGGCGGACATCGCCCGGCTCCCGGTCACGGTCTACGACAGCCAGATGCAGCGCATCGACGACCACCCGGTCGCGGCGCTGATGAACCGCGAGGCGAGCCGGTGGCAGACGGGCTACGAGTTCAGGCGGTACACGACGGCCGTCGCCCTGACCCACGGCAACGGCATCGCGATCATCCGCCGCGGGGCGGACGGGTCGGTCGCCGAGCTTCAGCCGGTGCCCGCCGACGCCCTGACCGGCGAGGCGACGGATGACGGCCCGATCTACCGGATCGGGAACGTGCAGCTCGCGGCCGACCAGGTGCTGCACGTCGGGTGCTACCCCGACTACCTGAATCCCGTCTGGTTCCGGTCGCCGCTCGACGCGGCCCGGCAGGCCATGCAGCTCGCAGCCGACGAGAACGGGGCGCACCAGTCGCTCGTCAAGACGGGCAGCATGGGCAAGGTGGCGATCATGCACCCGGGCGGGATGTCCGACCAGACGGTGCAGGCCATCCGCGACGCCTGGACGACCATGCACGCGACCGCCGACGGCGCTTCGCGGCCGCTGATCCTCCGCGAGGGGATGAAGGCGGAGAAGATCAGCCAGGAGACCTCGGGCTCCATGCTCGAGTCCCGGCGGTTCTCCGTGCAGGAGATCGCCAGGGCGTTCGGCGTCCCGCCCGAGATGCTGTTTCAGCAGGGCGGCGGGGCGCTTTCGAGCCAGGCGGAGACGGCCCGGGCGTACGCCGACGGTGCCATCGCGGCATGGGCAACCGCGTGGGAGTCGG